TGTTCCCCGCAGCGATTGGAAACAGGCCAGTCGTCGGATCGTAAGTGGTGGCCACGGTAATGCTACACGCTGCGGGGCAGCCGCTCACCACAAGGCCGTTGCTGGTCGTCATGCCGTTCTGTGGTCCAAGCGATACGCGCCGCATCAGGTTGCCATTTGGCCCATCAAGATAACCCAGCGGCCCGCTACCAAGAGTAAAAGGCGTCAACTGCGATACCCATGCGCCACTTGGATTATTCAGCATCGTCCCTCCGGTCCAATACTGCCCAGTGCCCGCGATGGCGGTATTCGTAAGGTCGTAGAGCGAGAGATGAGTAGGGTCCACGTAATGACACTCGTGGATTCCATTTGCAGGGCTCACGCCCGTTCCCGCCGAAATAGTCCACACGCCGCAATAACATGTCGCGGAGGTACCACAGGCAGAACTGAAATTGTGGGGGGAGTTCGTAGAAATCGCGATTGGGGTTGCGTTCGTGGCCCCGTTGACGATGACCGACGCCGGGCCGCTGGAACGCAGGTAGACCGTAGCCTGAGACCACAAAGGAAGAGCCAGCGATAATAGAAGAAGGAATTGTTTCATATCGATAGACCAACGCTACCGTCAGTTTCAGGCGTTGCCCGGATCGGCCTCGTAAAAGGCGTCGAGCACGGTGAATTGCGTCTGGTCGTTCATGGTGAAGGTGTAGGTGCGGGTGCGCGACTCGCCTTGTCTGCGCCACACAAACCGGCACTGCCATTGATCGGCTTGCCCGGGCGACACGGTGCGCGTCTGCGGATTCACGAAGGTGTGGCCCCCGTCCTTGGAATAACTCACCGCCGGGGAAACCGGCGGCGGAACGGGCGGCGTACCGGTCCCCGGCCCTAAGTCGATGAGCGCCTCGAAGCGGTCGAAAGAAGTGTAGAGATTATCCTGTCCGCCCACGTGCGGCGCGGTGCGCACGCGCGCGATGGGCGTCCCGGCATCGTTGACCATGGTGGGGTCGGTGGTATAAATCTTGCCATAGCCGGGTTGCCCCGGCGACGTCTGCCAGTCTCCCACATAGGATTGCGGGGGCTGGATCGCCGGGGTCTTGCCGGCGGTGACAAGCTGCACTGAGGCGTGGTAGCTCGCGCGGTGCCGGTCCTGGTTCCCGGTAGTCGCGTTATAAGAACTGCGCCGGTGCCAGCAGGGAATGCCCAGTTGCGCCGATGCCGTGCGGTCGTAGCACCAGGTGGCGTTGGCCGTGGGAAACGAGATAATCAGCATCTCGTGGCCGTCCTCGATTTTGGCGTAGGCTACGGCGTCGTAAACCACCGCGTACCGCGCCCAGGCCTGCTCGATAGCATGCGTGGAAATGCGCACATCGCTCGATCCCTCGGCATAAAAGACGAACGGGCCGCCGCGCTCCTGATCTCCACCGATCCAGGCGATCCCGTTGCCGAAGCGTACCGCGGACCAGGGCGCCCGGCACCCCCAATGGATGGTTTGCGAAGCATTCCGCTGGAACGGGAACAGCGCCGCGCCGGTATCCAGCCAAACTTCGAGCGAGCATTCGTCGCCGCCGATGATGAGCTGCTGGTGATCGGCCTTGATAAACGCGATATTGTCGGGATAGCCTTCTTTTTGCGCCGTGTCGGCCGCGTCCCAGGTGGTCCCATCTCCGTTGGCGGAGATATAGAAATTCTTGCTCGCCGGCTGTGCCACCACGAAATACGTGTCGATGTAGGTGCCCGTGAAGGCCGAGATGGGAACGTTGGCGCCGTAGGGATATGGACCACCCGAGATGGCCCGGCTGCTGATCGTTAAACTCTTTCGGTCCACCGCGACGGCCGTGACTGAGTAGTTGGTCCCATTGATGTTGATGGCCGCTTCGGCAAGATTCGCGGGGAAGGGGTCCCCGGTGAGAAGCGTGACGACGGAGAGCGGGGGCGGTCCCGAGGCCTCGACCCGCACAGTGCCGTTGCAAGCGTAGCCCAGCCATGAAACGCCGCTCTGCACTCCGGCGCTCGTGTAAAGGGTGATATCGGTTGCGTCGGTGACGGCCTGAATCTGATACGTCACGCCGTTGATTTGAATTAGTTGGTCCGGCTCTAAATTAAAGAACTGGCTGCCGCTGTCCCAGCTCACGGCGGTGCCGGCCGTATCCACAGTCCCGGAACCCGCGTTGAAGTAGATCAGGACCGGCCCCAGGCCGCTGTCGCAGTATACGTTGCCCGCCGAAACGATCAATACCTGAAGGCCGTTGGCCAGGATGGTCGCCGGATTGCCGTCGTTCCCCACGGTGGTGGCTCCGGCTTTGGCGGAATTGTTGCTGTAAGTTCCATCGGAGAACACTTCCACGAAAGAACTTCCCGCGACCGCAAACAGCCGGTATTCGCCCGCCCACATGCCGCGAATCGGACCCAGCGCGCTGAGATCGCAAAAGACCGTCAATCCCGGCGTCCGCTTCATGACGATAGGCGAACGTCCGGACTTGGTTTCGTCCACCTCCAAATACCAGTTCACGAGATCCTGGCAGTCGGCCGAGACGGAAGCGAGAGTATAGGCGGGACCGATGAGGGGGAAGCGTGCCATGGGAATTTACTTAAGCGGCGCGATTCGGCTGCGGCTGCGCCGGTTGTGGCATCGCCGCCAGCTCCTCGGCCAGTCCGGCGATGGGAGGCGCGTTCACCCCGCTGATGGCTGCTTTCGCCTGCATGGCATCGCGCATCAAGTCCTGAGTCACCGGCCTGCCGAACATGGGCGCCAGCAGCACGGCCAGATTCTTGACGATGGCCAGTTCGTAGCCCGGCGGCAGATCGAAGGTCGCGGCCAGAGAGGCGAACTGCGCCAGTTGCGTCCACACGAACAGCTCCACCGTGGCCGCCGCATTGGGAACCGGCCAGAACCACAGAACGCCCAGCGGGTAGGCCGCCTGATACCAGAGTTTCAACGGCAGCGCGGCCAACCGGGAGCGGCCCGGTTTGGCGCTGAATCCAGCCTCGTCCACCAGTTCGAGGCGCGACACGAAGCGGCCGGCAGCCGTGATGATATTCGCGTTGCGGATGGCGATGGGCCGCGTGGTATTGAAAACGCCACCGTTCCCGATGGTGTAACTTTGCTCGCTGGGGGTGAGCAGGTTGGTAAACTGCGTCACGGCGTAGACCAGCAACCGGTCGGTGCTCCAACTCGGAACCAGGCGGTTGAGCGCGTTGAATCCGTCGTTGAGTTGATCGGTGGAGGGCGCCTGGCCCGGCCAGATCAACACCAGCTCGCGGAAGGCTGCCGTAACAATATCCTGGGTTTGCATGGTCGTCACCTGGTCATGGCATTGCCGGCATCGGGCGGAATGGGAACAGCGGTACCGGAGGCCTGGACTACTTCCGCGTTGCCCGGTCCCGGGGGTGCGTTGTTGGCGCGGATCGAGGCCTTCGCCGCGGCGGCTTTATTCAACAGGCTCTGCGTCACCGGACGGCCGAACATTTCGGCAATCGAGATCGCCAGGTTCCATTCGAGGGCTTCGGCGTATCCCGGTGGCATGTCGAAGGTGGTCGTCAGCCCCCCGGGAGGTTCGCCGAATTGTCCGAGTTGCTCCCAGGTGAAGAGTTCCAGCATGCCGTTCGAAGCCGGCCAGGGGTTGAGATACAGCGATCCGTTGGGATAGTTCCCGTCGTAGTACAGCCCCTCGGGAGGATCGCCGACGACGCTCTTTTCGATAATCCTGGCCCACTGCGCGACGGTGAGAATCTCCAGCGCAAAGGTGAATCCGGAACTGATGATATTGGCGGCGCGAATGGATACCGGGCGAGGGGCTACGAAGTCGGCGCCCGCGCCCTGCCCGATGGCGTATGGCGCGTATGGCGATGCGCGGCTCCCGGTCACGGCGTAGACGGCTTCCTGGACGCAGAAGATATTCAGGTACTCCGTGTCCCACAGAGAGATCAACTGATTGAGCTTGGTGAGACAGTCCGCGGACTCCGCCGGCTCCAATGAGTCGCCGGCCGCGAGGACGCGGGCGTCGAAGGCCGCTAGGTTAATGAGATCTTGGGCTTGCATGGGAAGGCTCTGCTAAAACGGGGGGGGAATCGGCGTAGAATGGGAATCAGCCGGGCTATCGATCCGGCAGGAGAAAACCTTTGACTAACGTTCAGCTTTACCTGGCGGTAGGCATATGACCATCGACGAACGTCTGGAAGCTCTTACCACGCACCTGGAAATCCTGAGCGGCATGCACCAGGACCTCGAGAAGAAACATGAATCCCTCGCCGGAACGCACGAGGACTTCGAGAAGAAGATGACGCAGTATTCCGCCAACGTGAAAGACGCCATCGCCCGGTTGGCGAACGTCGCTGGGGCACACGACGAAACGCTCGAAGATCACGAGATCCGTCTCAAGGATTTAGGCGGTTAACGGCCTCTACGGTGCGTACTCCACGTGCGTGGAGCGTTGGGGTGATGCCCTCGGGGACGCTTACGTCAAGAGCGCCCCACCTGCTTCAGTCCGCTTTCTTTTTGCCCAGCGATCCAGCCGGCCTTCCGCGTCTCCGCGCAGGCGCAGCGCCGGATTGCTCCGGATTGCCCTCGGATTGCTCGTCACTGCCCTCCGGTTGCTCTTCTTCGCCCTGGTCTTCCGTTTCGAGCGCCCGTTTCAGCACTTCGAGTTCCAGCGCCAGCGCATCGCGTTCGGCCAGCAGCTTGTCGAAGGCGCTGTCGAACTGAGCCTTCAGTCTCTGGCAGCACTCCTGCAGGACAGGCTGCACCACCACGGGCGG